GTAGACTTGCGAAAATATTTGAAGAGATTGTCAACGGTAAAAAGAAAAGAGTTATAGTTAATATTGCGCCAAGACACGGGAAGTCTGAGCTTATATCATATCTTGCCCCTGCTTGGTTTTTGGGAAAGTATCCTGATAAAAAAATTATTATGGCATCTCATACTGCTGACCTTGCTATTAATTTTGGTAGGCGAGTTCGTAACTTGGTTGGTAGTGATGCATATAAAGACGTATTTCCTAACGTAGAACTACAAGCTGACAGTAAATCAGCATCACGATGGGGGACAAACTTTAATGGAGAATATTTTGCTATTGGTGTGGGTGGTGCTCTCGCTGGTCGCGGGGCTGATCTTTTTATCATTGATGACCCTCACTCTGAACAAGATGCAAAACTTGGAAGGCCTGATGTATTTCTCCCTGCTTGGGAGTGGTTTCAGTCTGGTCCTCTACAGCGTCTTATGCCTGGGGGTTCCATCATTGTAGTGATGACTCGGTGGTCTAAGCTTGATCTGACAGGACAAATTGTGGACCAGATGATTAAGAATGACGAGGTAGATCAGTGGGAGGTTGTGGAGTTTCCTGCTATTATAGAGAATAAGCAAGGTGAGATGGAGTCACTTTGGCCTCAGTTCTGGTCACTTGAAGAACTCTTATCTAAAAAAGCTGCACTTGATATTCGGTATTGGAACTCGCAGTATATGCAAAACCCTGTATCAGAAGAAGGGGCATTGATAAAAAGAGAGTGGTGGAACATATGGGAGAATGAGTGTCCACCTGATTGTGACTTTAAGATAATGAGCTTAGACGCAGCACAAGAATCTAATAATCGAGCTGACTATAATGCATTAACAACTTGGGGTGTCTTTTTTAACGAAGAAACCAATAATTATAATATAATACTATTAAATAGTATCAAGAAACGACTAGAGTTTCCAGAGCTCAAAGAACTTTGTATACAAGAATACAAAGAATGGGAACCCGATGCGTTTTTAGTAGAAAAGAAATCTAACGGTGCTGCACTCTATCAAGAGTTTAGACGTATGGGTATTCCTGTCGGAGAATTTACACCAGGTAAAGGCCAAGACAAGATCAGTCGTGTAAATGCAGTTTCAGATTTATTTAGAAGTGGTATTGTCTGGGCACCTGATCATAGATGGGCTCATGAAGTAATTGAAGAGTGTAATGATTTTCCTAGTGGTGCGAATGATGACTTGGTTGATAGCACGACACTAGCATTGATGCGGTTTAGACAAGGTGGCTTCATTAAGTTACCAAGTGACGAAGCTGAAGATATACCAGGGTATAGAAGTTCTCGAAACAGATTATACGCAATATAAGGAAATAATAAATGAATAAGAGGATACCAAGAAAAAAGGGACAACCTGCAAATTCAAAAAAACATTCTGATTTATACACAGATGAAAACCCTAAAGGAACTATTCATGGTTTAAAATTTGCTACAGCTAAAGATGCTAAAGCAAGTGTATCTAAAATTAAAAATAGTGGTCGATCTCACGCACATAAAATACAAGCAGCAATTGCCATGGAACAAAGAGCAAGAGTCATGGGTAAACCAGAAGCAGCAAAAGCATATAGAAAATTTATTAATATAAATAAAAAGTCATAAAGGATAACATATGGCAAACAATATAGATAAAAGTTTAAACCAAGCACCTAAAGGTATTGAAGAGTTAGCAAGTGCACAACCGGATTTAAGTATTGAAATTGAAAATCCTGAAAGTGTGACACTTGATGATGGAAGCATGGAAATTACAATTGTACCAGGTAAAGAAACTAATGATGAGTTTAATGCCAACCTTGCAGAAGATATGGATGAAGGTCAGCTTACTGAATTATCAGGTGATTTAGTAGGTGAATATGATGCTGATATTAATTCAAGAAAAGATTGGTTAAATACATATGTAGATGGTTTAGAGTTATTAGGTTTAAAAGTAGAAGATAGAACAGAACCATGGCCCGGTTCATGTAATGTGTATCACCCTCTTATGACAGAAGCGTTAGTTAAGTTTCAAGCTGAAACTATGATGGAAACATTTCCAGCGGCGGGTCCAGTTAAAACAGTCATTATTGGTAAGCAAACAAAAGAAAAAGAAGACGCTGCCGAACGTGTAAAAGATGACATGAATTATCAGCTCACGGACATGATGCCTGAATATAGACCCGAACATGAACGCATGTTGTGGGGTTTAGGTTTATCTGGTAACTCATTTAAAAAAGTTTACTACGACCCTAACATGGAACGCCAAGTATCAATGTATGTTCCTTCAGAAGATATTGTAGTGCCTTATGGTGCATCTAATTTAGAAACAGCAGAGCGTGTTACTCACGTGATGAGAAAGACTAAAAATGAATTACATAAATTACAAGTAGCAGGTTTTTATCGTGATGTAGATTTAGGGGAACCATATTCAGATATTGATGAAGCTGAAAAACAAATTGCAGAGAAGTTAGGATTTAATCCTACAGAGGATGACAGATATAAAATCTTAGAAATGCATGTTAATATTAATTTAGACAATGGTGATAGTGAAGATGACATAGCTTTACCTTATGTAATAACAATTGAAAAAGGCACAGGTACTATATTAGCAATTCGTCGTAATTGGAACCCAGACGACAAACTAAAACAAAAACGTCAGCACTTTGTTCACTATGGATATATTCCTGGATTTGGGTTTTATTGTTTTGGATTAATTCACTTAATAGGTGCTTTCGCTAAATCAGGCACAATGATTCTTCGTCAGTTAGTAGATGCAGGCACTCTTTCTAACTTACCAGGTGGTATGAAGTCACGAGGTTTACGAATTAAAGGTGATGACACTCCAATCGCACCAGGTGAATGGAGAGACGTTGATGTACCATCAGGCGCTATCCGAGACAACATTTTACCTCTACCATATAAAGAACCAAGTCAAGTATTACAGGGTTTGATGAATCAAATTATTGAAGAAGGTAGACGTTTTGCATCAGCTGCTGATATGAAAGTATCAGATATGTCTGCTCAGTCTCCAGTAGGTACTACATTAGCAATATTAGAAAGAACCCTCAAAGTAATGAGTGCTGTACAAGCGCGTATTTATTATGCAATGAAACAAGAGTTTAAATTACTTAAAGGCATTATTCGTGATTACACTCCAACAGAGTATTCATACGAACCTGAAGTAGGTGATCGACGTGCTAAACAATCTGACTATGATAATGTAGATGTTATACCGGTAAGTGATCCTAATGCTGCAACGATGTCACAAAAAGTTGTGCAATATCAAGCTGTAATGCAAATGGCTCAAGCAAACCCACAAATCTATGATCAAGTAGAACTTAATAAACAAATGCTTGAAGTGTTAGGTGTTAAAAATATAGGTAAGTTAATTCCTAATGCCGATGATCAAAAGCCAAAAGATCCTGTGACAGAAAATATGAATATTATCAACGGTAAACCTGTTAAAGCATTTATTTATCAAGATCATCAAGCCCATATTCAAGTACATATGACAGCGATGCAAGATCCAAAAATTTTACAACTTGTAGGACAAAATCCACAAGCAGGCTTAATTCAAGCTGCAGCCATGGCGCATATTAATGAGCACGTAGCGTTTGAATATAGACGTCAACTTGAAGAACAATTAGGTGTTCCACTTCCTAAATTTAATGAAACATTGCCCGAAGATGTAGAGTTTGAATTATCTAAGGTTATGGCTGAAGCGGCTAAAAAACTTGCTACTAAATCAGCAGTTGAAGTACAACAAGAGCAAGCTCAACAACAAGCTCAAGACCCAATCATTCAAATGCAACAACAAGAGTTAGCATTAAAAGCACAAGACCTACAAATCAAACAACAAAAAACTATGGCTGATATTGCAATTGATAAAGGCAAATTAGAATTAGAGAAAGCTAAAATGGAAGTAGAAACAAAATTATCTGGGATGGAGTTTGCTGCTAAAGCAACACTAGATAAAAATAAATTAGATGTACAAAAAGCTATTGACAGTGTAAAAATTGGTTTAGATGCAACAGTTAAAAAACATGAAATTGAAAATCAAAGGAATCAAAAACTACAGGAGTAATTAAATGGACCAAACGCTAGAGCTATTATTGTCTCGAATAGACGATCAGCGCAAACAAGTAATTTTTAATTTAGGAGACGGAGCAGCAAAAGATTATGCTTCGTACACTAACATGGTCGGATATATACGAGGTCTATCCGTCGCAGAAAGTATCATTAAAGACCTTGCACAAAGAATGGAGACATTTGAAGATGAGTGACATACTCACACGGGATAATACTTTGGTAGATGCACAAGGTCGACCAATTATTATTCCAACAATAGATGAAGTAGAAACGGAAGAAATTCCTATTGAAGAAAGAGGATTACAGCTTCCAGAACCAAAAGGATATAAGATTTTATGTGCAATTCCTGAAGCATCGGAAACATATGAAAGTGGTTTAGTTAAAGCGGGACAAACAAAACACATTGAAGAACATTCAACAGTAGTTTTATTTGTGGTAAAAGTAGGCGATTTAGCTTACAAAGACGAGTCAAGATTTCCGACTGGTCCATGGTGTAAAGAGGGTGATTTTGTTTTGACACGTGCATACGCAGGTACAAGATTTAAAATCCACGGAAGAGAATTCCGCATTATTAACGACGATACTGTAGAAGGTGTGGTGCAAGATCCACGCGGCTACACTCGCGCATAGGAGAAAGTTATGGCTGACGTAAAAGATGGAGATATTGTTTTTGAATATCCAGATGATGACGAAATACCAGCGGCTAAACCTGCTGAAGAAAAAGAAGTAGAGGCAAAAGCTGAACCTAAAAATGAAGTTAAGGTAGAAGCCAAGGTTAAAGATGATGATATTGACCTTGAAATAGAAGACGATACACCACCACAAGATAAAGGTCGCGAGCCTTTACCAAAAGATGTGGTAGAAGAATTAGAAAAAGATACGCTTGATGATTACTCTGAACGAGTTAAACAACGTATGGCGCAGCTTAAAAAAGTTTGGCATGACGAAAGACGCGCTAAAGAAGCAGCTGACAGAGAAAGACAAGAAGCAATTAGATTTGCTCAGCAAATTGCCGAGGAAAATAAGAAGTTAAAAACAACTTTAAGTTCTGGCGAAGCAACTTACATTGAGACACTTAAAGCAGGATTAGAGAATCAGCTTAATTTAGCTAAACGCGATTATCGTGAGGCATATGATTCAGGTAATACTGAACAAATTATTGAAGCTCAACAAAAAATGAATGATGCTCAAATGCGATTGTCTCAAGCTCAAAGCTATAAGCCTCAATACGAAAAAACTTTACAGGAAGCAGAAAATCCTGTATATATACCACAAAATGAACAACCTTCATACAAACCAGACGACAAAGCCCTAAAATGGCAAGAGAAAAACGAATGGTTTGGTAAAGATGAAGAAATGACCAGCTTAGCGCTAGGTCTACATGAGAAATTAGTTAGAAGTGGAATCAGTCCTACATCTGATGAATATTATCGTCGTATAGATAGTACGATGCAAAAACGATTCCCAGAATACTTTGGGGATGCAACGCTAGACGAGGAAAAACCCGCCGAGCGCACTAAACCTTCGACTGTAGTTGCTCCGGCAACGCGTAGTACCGCGCCTAAAAAAGTACGATTAACAAAAACACAAGTAGCGTTAGCCAAGAAATTTGGTATAACACCGGAACAATATGCAAGAGAAACTTTAAAATTGGAGAATGCAAATGGATAATAAAAGATTAGATCGTGATTTAGAAGTACGAGAAGAATT